ACCAGATATCATTTTCTGCGCCAACGGCTTCGTTGAGCATATAAACCAATGGTTTCATTCTCCAGAGCCATGTAACAAGATGCTGGGAGTCGTCTAGTAGATACCACGCGGTATCAGACCCGCCTGCGGCTGCGCCGAGGTAGTCCCAGACAACAACACGGAGTTTTCCTCCGGTGTATTCACTCATCGCATACACGTTCTTGTCGTTATTCGCAGTACCGCTCTTCTGATCGCTCTTAGTGATCGTGATCGCTTCTTTTTCCAACGCGGGTGGAACAACGATGGTGGAAGGAACGATATCCTTCATGTTTCCTCTGTCGTCCAACTGCTCTCGCATTGCGATAAGACCGGTTTCCAGGTTTGCATCCGTGAGTGAGAGTCCCGTCGCACTTGCGTTTGACTGGGCTGTTCCGCCGTCTGCACGTGTGTGCGAGACAGAGAACAACGGCTTTGTGTCACCGTACGACGTGTACGATATATCGAATCCGTTTACATACGTAGACGCACCGAGCTTCTCGATTTTCCGAGCCATCGCCCGTGCGGCCGCCTGAGTCTTTCCAGCAATCTTTTCTCGCTGGTCGTCATACAACTCATGAGTTACCGGAATAAGAGTTCCATACTTTTTAGGGGTAAGCGTGGTGGTGTAGGTTGCCATGACGGCATCTTCTGGATATCTCCCGCCTTCTTCAATCAACGGGATATCCCCTAAACCTGCGTACGCTGACACTTCTTGGTACGCCTCCGAGATCGTTTCTGTCTTGTAGACAAGATCGAGCTTCGGCGACATCTCTTTGAAGGCGTCGTAAAAGTATTTCTTTATTCCTGGGTCTATGAGTTTGGCGTTTGCCGACTCTGTTGCAGGTGTTATAACTGCCATGCCAAGTATATATTTAAGTTATCTACTAAAGCGTTATTCGGTATAGGGAGAACCCCATATCGACTCGCTTATCATGAACATTCCAATAGATGTATCGCTGTCATAGTTATGCCCTTTCGGGTTGTACTGGAGACACATCAACTGAGCTACCGAACTGGAGAGGGTGCTTGAGTCAACAAGCATCGCCCCTGTTCCGCCGGTAAGGTCACCCCACTCGAGAACATGGGTAGCCGCGAAGGTTTCCCCGACGTTATCGTTGTCCATAAGTCCTCTTAGGTAGGGTGTGATGTTTACAGAAACGTCGGTAGACGCGGCTGTGGCCGCCTCTAGGGCAACACCGGTGAGTCTTGATCCTGCCGTCGCGACAACTATTTCTCCTGTTGAGCCGTCAGTCATTACCAGGTCGTTTGCTGCAAACGTTCCAGACGCATTGAGTTCCATGAGCATATCTGTTGCGCTCATAATGGAACCCTTTGGTATAAAACCGTACATTTACGTAGGTCATTTAATTTAAGATACACCCGTGAGGGTGCTTTGTTTTGGGAAAACTACTGCTGAATCCCGCTAGGTCAGATGATATCCTGACCGAAACTAGGGTCTTGCGCTTCCGCGTATTCCTCGGGCGACATTTTCATTCGCCGAGCGGCGTCTAGTTGCTCGTCTGTTAGTGTTACGGACGTAGAAGTCGATGAGCCACCAGAGGCTGGCGCAATTGACGGGGAGGCGCTTCGTGCCTTTATGAGTCCTTGTAACTCTCCGTCTTCTGCTATTTTCTCTGGGTGTAGAATTTGCTTGTACGCAAGTTCATACGCGTCCTCTTGGGACATTCCCTTCGACATATTCACCGTTGCCACGTTGCCAATCGCTATACGTCTTTGCCGGGCGTCATCTTCGGAGCCGTCGGAAATATCTTCCTTGCCCTCCTCGAATTTTGCGAAGAACTCCTCTTGCTTTCTGGTTTCTTCCATCTGTTTTTCCCGAACCCAGTTGAGTTCTGGTAACTCAGAAAGCCGATCTGAGCCGTCTGTTGTCTTGTCTGTGACCTTGTTGGGTTCATTTCTTCCACTCTTATTATCCTCAATGGTCGAAGACAGTTGGTCGAATTGTTCCTTCGTAATAAGTCCGGCGTTATACAGTTTCTCGTTGGCATCCTTGGCAAACTTCGGGTCCTTTGCTGCCGCGTCGTTAAGAACGGCAAGCACACGAGCCGCAGATTCTAGTTTGCTTTTCTCTTTTTCAATTCCGCTTACTTTTTTCCGTAGTCTCTCGTATTTTTGAGCAATCTCATCGGCTGATGCCGTGCTGGGGTCCTCTATTTCTTCCGTGTGCGTCTCTCCAGCGGGCGGGACGGAAGTGTCTTCCTTCTCTACGTGCGTTTCCTCGGCACCCGGTTCGTCGGTTGTCTTGGTACTTGGGGTAGAGTCAGTTACATCTATATCTGCCATTACACAATCTATTTAATTTATAATACTACTGATAAAGAGCTATATAGTTATCGTATGCGTTTTTGAAATCCGTGTCAAGAATCTATATCTTCTATCTTTCCGTCTTTAGGTTTCCTATCTTCGAGTTCTTTTTTCGCACGCTCTGTCGCGTCAAACAGGAACACCCACGCTTGTTTCATAAATGAAGCTCCGTTAAGCAGGCTCATGCGGTTCTCGTCGCTCATTTGTGGGTTTGCGATTGACTGGTCGAGTTGGCCTTGTATTGCGTCCCCTGCAATTTCTTTGAGCACGGAGAGTCCTGGGTGTGTTGATATATCTATCAGTTGCCTGAGTTGTTCTGTTTTCAGTTTCTCCACGTCTTTTTTCTCTACTTCTACTGTCGAGAATTTCATTGTTGTGCCTGTTCGAAATTAGTTGGCCGGCCTGTTCTTGTGTTTTCTGTTTGTGGCAGCATACCATCTTGTTGGTTTCCTCCGGCTGGCATCGGTGGCTGTGCTCCACCGGCTGGTGTCAGCCCTGGCGGCATCGGCACCTCTGGCTGTGCGGGCTGAGAACGTTTGACAGCTTCCTGCTCGGTCATTGCTGCGGGCATATCGTCTGTTTGCAGGTGAAGTGCGATAATCTGAGCAACCGCTTTTGTATTGTCTATTTCTCTGCTTAGCGGCAGGAAGTTTGCATACGACATCGCCAGCGGGCCGAGGTCTCCGAATTGTTTTTCCAAATCTGCGACCTTTGAATTTTGCGCGTGTAGTTGCTTGACGTGTACTTGTTTATGGGCGTCTGATTCTCCTGGTATCCCCGGCACGTCGTCTCCGCCGAGCATTCTTTTTCCTTGTAGTTCTGCGCGGTCTATAGTGACATCTTCGTCTTCCTCGTCTACGGTAAGCAGCTCATGAGGGATGGAGTTTGTTTCAAAATACCAGTTCAGGGTTTTGGGGCCGTTTACCCATCCTGTTGGGTGGCTCATCATCGCCTGTTTGTTTGTCGGGTCGACCATAAACGGAGCCAGCTGAGCGAGGTTAGCCTGTGACTTCTGCATTTCTACCGCCCTCGACTGTATCTCCATTGATTCTGGAGTAATGGTCACGTCCCAGTCTCCGTTGATATCGAAGTATTCATCTTTCATTTCAATAAACGAGTATTCTCCCGTTCTTTTGTGGGTTACCTCAAACGTATCAGGGTTGATCTCGATACCGTCTAGTCTGATCTTCCTATTTCTGGTAATTGTTTCTCCGATTTTTTCTTGTATCGTCTCGACCGTATAGAACTGTTTCATGAGGGATATTATCTGGTACCCGGCGGTAGTAAGCGGTTCTGAGAGGGAGTCTAGTAGAGAGTAAACAAACGTATCCATTTGTTCTTTGGTCATCATCGAGGTGGTTGCGGAGACATATTTCTGTGCGATTCCCATTTGGATCGGATCGATTTGTGTTGCCACGGTCGCGTCTCGGTCTAGTCCGTCTATCGCTTTGAAATAGTCAAACGGCGTATTTGGTGTCTGAACCGCTTGGAAGTCTGACGCGTCGTTTACCGGGATCATCAGGCCGGAGGCGTTTTCTTTAATGGCTTTGCTGACTTCTCCGTATATGTTTCTCTTAATCGTCCACATCGGGTTGGTCGTATCGTGTAGCTTATCGTAGTGCATATTCTTTAGTATCTCTGTTTCCGTCTGGATTCCTAGGAGTCTATCTGGCAGGCCTGCGTGGTAGAATTGGTGGGGTATCTCGAACACTTTCCCCATAATAAACGGCAGTTGTTTGTGTACATACGGCAGGGGCAT